TCCAATGGAAAGTTTTATCAGTACAGGTCAATCTGTATTTGACCAAACTAAGGTATTATCTCGTTTATCCTATGCAAATAAGCCATTAGATAAAAAATTAGTATCTCAAAATGTACCTGAGAGCGTTCGAAAGTATGTTGGTAGAGGGTTAGACCTTTTCGAATTGCCTAATCGTTCAATCAAATACTATTTTGGTGTCGATACGGCTAGTGGTAGTGGTCGAGATTACAGTACAATTGCATGTTTTGATTCAGAAGGTCAACAAGTAATGAGTTTCTATAATAATAAAATACCTGTATATGAATTTGCCCAAGTGATTTATGACTTGGGTATTTTTTATAACTACGCATTCCTCACAGTCGAGAAAAATAGTTATGGACTTCCATTAATTGAACGTTTACGTAAAGAACGTGGCTATTTGAATATGTATAAGATGAAAACTTTTGATGAAAGAGGTAAAAAGAAACTTCAAATTGGTTTCATTACTTCTGAAAAGACAAAAGCGATTATGATTAGTGATATGAAGGAACAATTTGAACTAGGTCTAATTAATATCGAGTGCAAACAATCTCTTCAACAAATGCAGATGTTCATTGAAACAAATGGACGACTAGGTAATAAAAGAGGTAATTCAGACTTGCATCATGATGATAGTGTAATTGCAATAGGTTTGGCGATACAAGGCATGAAAACAGGTAAATGGTACGTTTAAGAGATAATTATTAAGGTAATTATTCCCTTTTTACTTTATATTTAAGTAAGGAGGGGGTGAATTTAGTTATGGAAGATGTTAAAAAATTAATTGGAATTGGTGAAGAATTAGAAAACGAAAGAGTCGCTAGAATGGAAGTTAGTCCACAAAAAGCATACTTGGCTAGAACTAAGAGTTTTAGTGGTATTGAATTTGAAAAATGGGTTGCACAATCAATTATCTGTTTAGAAGAACAAAAACCTACTTCATTAATAACAGAGGATATTAGTGAAAAATTCAAATACCTACATGTGGGAAATAGTTATGATTTTTACGTAACACTATTGGCAAGATTAAAAGCGATAGATACAGAATAAGTAATACATAAAGGTCACGTTCATTTGAGCGTGGCTTTTTATTTTATCTATAAAGGAGAGATTAGATGAACTTAGAAGAGTATATCTCAAAGAAATACAAAGACAGTCCAATGTGGTTTGTTCAAGAATTATCATCATATGAGAATCAATCACGTATTACCGATACATATGCAATCAAAGAATATTTAGATGGACAACATAACATCTTGAATCGTCCTAATTATAAATATAATGGTCAAGTAGTAGAACCACGTAAAATTGTCATTCAAATGGCTAAAACTATTTTAAACTTCAAGACACAATACTTATTAAAGAACCCTGTACAGTTTGTCGGGCAGAAACGTATGGTAGAGAAGTTCTTGAAGATTAATAAAGTAGGTCGTTTCGATGATAAGAACGAGAAAATTCTAAATCGGATGCTTAAATTTGGTCAAGTTGCAGAGTATGTATTCATTAACAACAAAGGTGATATTGATTCTAAATTGATTAATGCAGATGAAGGTACACCTGTATTTAACCATTATGGTGAAATGATTGGATTCATTGAACATTATACATATGATGGAGTTACTTATTATGTAGTTTATACGGAAAATCATGTTCAAGAGTGGAACGATGAAGGAACAGAATTACATATGACAGGTTCATATCCTAACCTTAGTGGATTGCCTGTGCTTTATAAGACAGAAGATGAATTTAGTAATACTGTAGGACGTTCAGAATTAAAGGACTATACAGGCATTTTAGATAATATGGAAGATGTATTGAGTAAGTACGTCGATTCAATGTACAAATTCATGAATCCAATTCCTGTAGTAGTAGGGCAGCAGTTAAAAGATTCATTACCTCAAGATGTTGTTGGTGGTGGTATCAATTTAGATGATGGATCGGACTTCAAAATGGTATCTAATGAATTAGACAGTGCATCATTTGAATTAGTATTTAAAACTCTTACACAGACGTTATTAGACGTTTCATCTACTCCAGCCGTATCAATGAATAAGACAGACATTAGTAATCTAAGTGAGGTTAGTATTAAATTATTATTCTCATTAGCAGATACAAGCGCAGGGACAACTGAAAACTTTTTAATTAATGGTTTCTATGAACGTTGGGAACGTATTGTACGTTTACTTTCATTTAAAGGTGAGAAGATTAGCGAAAATGCTTTTTCAACTTTAGATTTTAAATTCCATTATAATACACCTGCTAACCATAAAGAGGTTATAGAGAACATGAAAACTCAATGGGATATGGGTGCAATTAGTATTGAAACCATCCTAGAGCAATCTCCTTATACTTCTGATGTAGCAAATGAATTGTTACGTTTAAAAAATGAAGAAGGTAAACAGGAAGTTAATGAGAAAGTGGATAATGAAACAGATAATACAGATGTTAAAGAATCGGATATTGATTCAAAAAATTAAAGTAGGAATGTAGCAATAGCAAGGGATTAGGTTGTGAGTGTATATAATGAAAATTTCACGACTGTTATATAAGAACAACCGTTCCCTTTTTTAAAATGGAGAAAAGGAGCAAATATGAATTAAGTAGGTGGAATTCATGGATAACCGAGTAATTAAATTGGAATCAGATATGACTGACGTTAAAACTCGCCTTGCAGTAGCAGAGAGTAATATTAAAGATGTTAAAGACGATATTAATTCAATTAAAGATGATACTCGTTGGTTAAGACGTACGATTACAGGTGGAATTATTACAGTGGTAATTGCCGTTATTATTGCAGTATTGAAAATGGGGATAGTTTAATTAATATGCAAGGATATGCATGTATAAAATTAACCGTTTTTATGCAAAGTTGCGATACATTTTTAAAAATGATAATTGAATAAACGTTGGTATATCAACAATGTATAAAAAATGTATGAGGTTAATTTACGTGCAAGTTAGAAACATAGATATATCAACACTTTTTGAATAATCTAGTTTACATAAGATAGGTTATAGGAAGTTGCGAATGTATAGTTATACAAATGTTATACAATAAGGAGTGATGAAATAATGAATAATATACAACGTTTGCAGATGGAAGTAAAGGGCATTGAATTAAATCAAGAAGAGTTAATCATATACCTTGCAGAGAATGGCTTGAAACCTTTCACAGAATACGTAGCAACGTCTAATGTTAATAAGAGGGGAATATACTCCACTTCTCTAAGTGTCCTAGAATCAATTGCTAACAATCCAGAAATGATGAAGAATATCAAAGTAGACGATATGACAGTATCAGAATTTCATGAAAATCTTATGAAGAGGATTGACCAATTAGAGGATAAGATTAGAAATATGCCAAGTACGGACAATGAGAGCGGTATGGTCGAAGCCCTTTTACGAATTTTTATTTGCATGTATAATAAAGAAATTGAAGTTATTGAGGAGGGATTATGATTTCACTAGCATTACAACATTTAAAAACAAATTTTGGTTATGACTCTTTTCGTCCTGGTCAAACTCAAATTATTGATAATGTATTAAATAATAACGATACGCTTGTTATTATGCCTACAGGCGGCGGTAAATCCCTTTGCTATCAGATTCCAGCACTATGTATAGAAGGAACGACACTTGTTATTTCACCACTGATTTCTCTTATGAAAGACCAGGTTGATATGCTTGTATCCAGCGGAATTTCAGCGGCTTATATAAATAGTTCGCTCAGTTATGAAGAAGTGCAAAATGTTATGTATGGGGTGCAAAGCGGAAAAATTAAGTTGCTGTACATTGCACCGGAACGACTTGAAAATGAGCGCTTTTGCAATGAACTAGCACAAATAAATGTACCATTATTAGCCATTGATGAAGCCCATTGTATATCACAGTGGGGGCATGATTTTCGTCCAAGTTACCGTTCAATTCAGCAACTGCTACATTTATGGGATAAGAAACCAACCGTTATTGCATTGACTGCAACAGCTACTGAAGAGGTGAGTGCCGACATTCAACAGCTTCTTTCCATTGAAAAGGAAAATACATTCATTACCGGGTTTGCACGTGAAAATTTATCGTTTTCTGTTTTGCTTGGAGAAAACAAAGAAGCCTATATAAAAAAATATGTAAAGGCAAATGAAAATGAAGCGGGTATTATTTACGCGGCAACTCGAAAATCGGTGGAATCGGTCTATGAAATGCTGAATAAAGCAGGATTTGCAGCAGGAAAATACCATGGCGGGATGTTCGAGGAAGATCGTACATATGAACAAAATCGCTTTTTAAATGATGAAGTTCAAATAATGGTCGCAACAAATGCTTTTGGAATGGGAATCAACAAAACAAATGTGCGCTATGTGCTTCATTATAATATGCCTCGTAATATGGAAAGCTATTATCAGGAGGCAGGCCGTGCAGGACGTGATGGACTGGATAGTGAGTGTA